GGCCCTGCCAGGAAACTTGGCCCGGTCGAGGTCGTCGTGAATGCGGTCATTCAAGAATTTGCTGTGGCGCAGACCGAAGGCATTGAGGCGGGCGTGGTCTTGGCCGAAGCCGTCAAGCGCATGGACCCCCCAGGGGACCGCAAACGAGACACGCGCAAGCAGCGCGCTCGCCGTGCGCTTGAAGCGCTGTGCAACGGGGATGACGCCCCTTACTACCTGGGAGATGACGCATGCATCACGATTTGCTGAACGGCCTACGCCGCATCACTACCAAGCAAGTGCCGGCGCTGATGCGGGCGGCACGCCTGGCCGGGGTGTACGCCCTGGTGGACCCAAGAGAGCCCGAGCGGGTGCGCTACGTGGGTTCCTCGCAGCACATGGCCAAGCGCCTGGCGGATCACGCCAACAGCCTGACCGGCAAGGCGGATGCAGAGCGCAAGCAATGGGTGCGCAGCATGCGCGAGTCAGGGTGCTCCCCGGTCATGGTTTTGCTCGAGGAGGTCGGTGCCGGCAAGGCTTCGTTCGAGATGCACCTGGTCGAACGCAACTGGATCGAGCGGTTTCGCAGCTTGGGGCAGGCCGATTTGAACCGCACTTTGCTGTCTGAAGAGCGCGATTTTCTGCTCGCTCACATCAAAACGCTGCAAGCGGAAAACGCAGAATTGCGCGCGTTGCTGCTGCAACGTGCAACGGGAAGTGCAACGTTGCACAAAACGTTGCGTTGCGAAGATCCTGAATCTGCAACGCAACGCACCGGGGGGTTAAGACCCCGGTGCAGTGTTGCAGAGGATCGGGCCGAAACCTGTGTCGAATCTGCATACAACTGCACATTCGACCTGGCATAAAAGAAAGGCGCAAAAAATGCAGAAACTGGTAGCACTCAACGAAAACGGCCGGCGCATTGGTGAGAGCCACCCGCGCGCCAAACTCCTGGACCATGAAGTCGATCAGGTGCTGTCGCTGCTCGAGTCTGGTCTGAGCTACGCCGAAGTGGCGCTCAAGTTCGACGTCTCGAAGTCCTGCGTGGCACACATCGCGACTGGCAGGCGTCGCGGCCAAGCGGTCGAGCGCACGGTGCGCGTGTCCGTGTCTTGATGATTTAGCGCGAAGATAAAACCATGGCTGAAAAACACTTCGACTGGAAACCCGCTTTCCTGGCAGCGCTCCGCGAGCTGCCGGTGATCGCGCATGCGTGCAAGGCGGTGGGCATCGAGCGCTCGACCGCATACCGAGCTCGTGAGGCTGACGAGGCCTTCGCCCAGGCCTGGGACGAGGCGCAAGAGGATGGCGTCGACCGTGCCGAGCAGGAGGCCTTCAGACGGGCCGTGGTGGGCTTTGAGGAGCCTGTTATCGACAAGGGCCGCCTGGCCTACCGATACGAGCGCTACGAGGTCGAGGACATCGACGGGCGCAAAGAGGAGAGGTGGCGCATGTGCCTGGACGAGCACGGCCAGCCGATCCCGCTCACCGTGCGCAAGCACAGTGACGCCATGCTGTCCCTGGTGCTCAAGGGCCGACGCAAGAAGGTTTACGCCGACCGCACCGAGCTCACGGGCCCCGAGGGCGGCCCAGTGCAGCAGGTGGACGAGACCGCCAAGGCGGCGCGCGTGGCGCAGCTGCTGGCGCTCGCGCAGCAGCGCAAAGATTTTGAGGACCTCGCATGATCGCTCAAATACTCGAGCTGCTGCCCGTGATCGCGGTGTGCGTGCTGCTGGGGATGTGGATCGTTCACATCCTGCACATGTGGCTCAGCCTGTTCGATCGCGACGAATGACGCCGAGCCAAGCGCGCGACCTCGAGCGCTACCTGACCCCGGCCGAGCGCGAGGAGCTCAACGCCCTGATCGCTGCCGACCTAGAGCAGCATCGCTGGCGCCCGCTGCCGGGTCCGCAGACCATGGCTTACAACTCCCAGGCCGACGTGATCGGGTTCGGGGGCGCTGCCGGTGGCGGCAAGACCGATCTGGCCATCGGCATGGCCACGACGCAGCATCACCGCACGCAGATGTTTCGCCGTGAGGGCCCGCAGCTCAAGGGCATCATCGACCGCCTGGCCGAGATCCTGGGCAGCCGCCAGGACATCAACGGCAACCCGCCTGTGTACCGCGACGCCGACGATCGGCAAATCGAATTCAACTCCATGCCCAACCTGGGCGACGAGACGAAGTACCAGGGCCGACCCAAGGACCTGCTCGTGATCGACGAGGCGGCCAACTTCCTCGAGCAGCAGGTGCGCTTCGTCAAGGGCTGGGTGCGAACCACGCGCCCTGGCCAGCGCACGCGCACGCTGCTCACCTTCAACCCCCCGACCAGTGCCGAGGGCCGCTGGGTCATCTCGTTCTTTGCGCCCTGGCTCGACAAGAAGCACCCGCTGTACCCGACCGACCCGGGCGCGCTGCGCTACGTGTACGTCGACCCGGTGACGGGCGAGGACGTCTGGGTGCCCGACAACGACGCCCGACCGTTTGTGCTGCGTGGTCACGATCGGGTGTATGACTTCGACCCGTTGATGTACCGGCCCGAGGAGATCATTCGCCCCGAGTCGCGCACGTTCATTCCCTCGCGCATCACCGACAACCCGTTCCTGGTGTCGACCGGCTACATGTCGCAGCTGCAGGCGCTGCCCGAGCCGCTGCGCAGCCAGATGCTGCTCGGCGACTTCCAAGCCGGCATCGAGGACGACCCCTGGCAGGTCGTGCCCACCGCCTGGGTCGAGATCGCCCAGGCTCGCTGGCGCGAGCGCTCACCCAAGGGCGAGCTGCTGTCGATGGGTGTGGACGTGGCGCGAGGCGGCAAGGACCAGACCGTCATCGCCAACCGCCACCGCAACGACAACAGCACGATGTGGTTCGATCGCCTGCAGATGCACCCGGGCAGCGAGACACCCAACGGGCGCAAGGTGGCGGGCCTGGTGATCGCCGAGCACCGCGACCACGCACCGATCCACATCGACGTGATCGGCGTGGGCGCGAGCCCCTACGACGTTTTGGTCGACACCAACCAGCCGGTGTACGGCGTGAACGTGTCCGAGCGTGCGACGAGCCTCGACAAGTCGGGCCGGCTGTCGTTCTTCAACCTGCGCTCACAGCTCTGGTGGCAGCTGCGCGAGGCGCTCGACCCCGCCGCCGACAACGGCATCGCGCTGCCGCCCGACAAGGACTTACTCGCCGAGCTTTGCGCGCCACGCTGGGAGCTCTCGGGCATGACCATCAAGGTCGAGAGCCGCGACGACATCGTCAAGCGGGTGGGGCGATCGCCTGACCGGGCCTCCGCGCTTGCCTTGGCGCTGATCGACACGCCCAAGATCCGCGACATCCGCGCCATGGGCGAGAGCGATCGGCCGAGCCTGGACTACGACCCTTACCGGAACATGTGACCCTGGGGTGTCCGTGTTGCAAAGGGCGCGCAGCACAATGCCCGCAACTCCCAGGAGATCCCCATGTGCATGAGCTCGCCCAACATTCCACCACCACCCCCACCTCCGCAGGAAGTCAAACAGCCTGACAGCGCGAACGTGACCGACAAAGCCAAGCGCAACCGCGCCGGCATCGTCGGTGGCTCGCTGTTGACGGGCCCAAGCGGTGTGGCCCCTGGCGCCATGACCACCGGTAAATCCACGCTCCTCGGCATGTGATGGACGGCCAGCCGATCAACCGACGACAGCGCATCCTGGCGCGCAAGAGCACGCTGTGGACCGAGCGCTCGAGCTGGATCACGCACTGGCGTGAGATCAGCGACTACCAGCAGCCCCGTGCCGGGCGCTTCGTCGTGACCGATCGCAACCGCGGCGACAAGCGCGCCAACCACATCCTGGACAACACCGCCGTGTTCGGTGCGCGCACGCTGGCCGCGGGCCTGATGTCGGGCATCACGAGCCCCGCGCGTCCCTGGTTCCGCCTTGAGATCAAGGACAAGGAACTGATGGAGTCGGGCCCGGTCAAGACCTGGCTGCACGACACCGCCGCATTGCTGCGTGCGATCTTCGCGAGCTCCAACACCTACCGCAGCCTGCACACGATCTACGAGGAGCTGGGCCTGTTCGGTACCGGCGCCTCGATCGTGCTGCCCAATTTCAACAACGTGATCCACCACTACCCGCTGACGGTGGGCGAGTACGCACTCGCCACCAACGCCGAGGGCGAGGTCGACACGCTGTGCCGTGAGTTCCAGATGACCGTCGCGCAGATGGTCGAGCAGTTCGGCAAAGACAACTGCAGCACGACCGTGCGCGACATGTTCAGCAAGGGTCAGTACGACGCCTGGGTGGACGTCATGCACCTGGTCGAGCCGCGCAAGCAGCGCGACATGAGCAAGCGCGATGGCAAGAACATGCGCTTTGCCTCGATTTACCTGGAGCCCGGCAAGGACAACAGCGACCAGTTCCTGTCCGAGTCGGGGTTCCAGAAGTTCCCGGTGCTGGCCCCGCGCTGGGTCGTCACCGGCAACGACGTGTATGGCACCAGCCCCGGCATGGAGTGCCTGGGCGATGTGAAACAGCTGCAGCACCAGCAGCTGCGCAAGGGCCAGGCGATTGACTACCAGGTCAACCCACCTTTGCAGGTGCCCACCAAGTACAAGGAAGCGGCCAAGGCCCGACTGCCTGGCGGCGTGTTCTACGTCGACAGCATGGGTCCGAACCAGGGCGTGCGCTCGGCGTTCGACGTCAACCTGAACCTGCAGCATTTGCGCGAAGACATCGTCGACGTGCGCGAGCGCATCCGCTCGGCCTACTACGCCGACTTATTTCTCATGCTGGCCAACGACAACCGCTCAGGGATCACCGCCACGGAGGTCGCCGAGCGCCACGAAGAAAAGCTCTTGATGCTGGGCCCCGTGCTCGAGCGTCTGCACAACGAGCTCTTGAGCCCGCTGATCGACACCGCGTTCGACTACGCAGCGCGCGCCGGCATCCTGCCCGAGGCCCCACCCGAGCTCGAGGGCATGGACCTGAGCGTCGAGTTCATCTCCGTGCTGGCCCAGGCACAGCGTGCGGTCGCCACCCAGGGCATGGACCGACTGCTCGGCACCGTGAGCCAGATGGCCGCGGTCAAGCCCGACGTGCTGGACAAGCTCAACTTCGACCAGATCGTCGACGAGTACGGCGACGCCTACGGCGTCAGCCCGAAGATCATCGTGCCCGACGACCAGGTCGCAGCGCTGCGCCAGCAGCGCGCCGCCGCGATGCAGGCCCAGCAGGCCGCTGCCACCGCACCGCAGGTGGTCGAGTCCGCGAAGACCGCGAGCGAGATCGACACCGGCAATCTGCAGGACGTGCTCACCTCGTTGCAGGGTTACAGCAACGTAAGCCCAGCACCGATGTAAAGGAACCCCATGAAGCTGATCGACATGAAGAACACGGTCAAGACCAAGGACTCGAGCCTGGTCTCGCCGGTGGAGCAGGACGAATACCCGTACGGCCTGCGCATTCGCCTGGACAACGACAGCCTGAAAAAGCTCGGCCTGACCGAGCTGCCCGCCATCGACAGCGAGCACAAGCTCGTGGCCCTGGTGTGCGTCGTGGGGCTGTCGATGAACGAGAGCGCAGGCGAGGGCGAGCCCTACCGCTCGGTCGAGCTGCAGATCGAACAGCTCGCACTGATGCCCGCCAAGGAAGAGGCCGGCGAGTCGAGCGACGATCGCGCCAAAGCGATGTACCCGACGATGCTCGGCTGATCGTATCCGTGAGCTAAACGCGGCCGTCTACTATCGCCGCGTGGCAACTACCAACGACCCAACAGATCTGCGACGTCAAGAACGCGAGGCCGAAAGCGAAGAGCTGGTGGCGCGCGAGCTCAGGCGCAAGGAACTTGAGGATCTTCGGTGGTTGCTCGGTCACCCCCAAGGGCGCCGCATCTCGATGCGACTGCTGGAAGAGGCGGGCGTGTATCGCAGTTCCTTCAACCATAGCGGCAGCGTTATGGCCTTCAACGAAGGCAAGCGACACATCGGTCTGTTTCTCACGGCTGAGTTCCTCGAAGCCGCTCCCGACGGGTTTATGAAAGTGCTCAAAGAGTACGGAAAGACCAAAGATGACTGATACGACTGCGGCAACCGGCACACCTTCCATCGACGCTGGGGAACCGACAACCACTGCAAGCACTGCTGCGAACCCCGCAGGCACCGTGGACCCGACGGCGGCAACGCCTGCGACCACTGCAAGCACGACCGACCCGAAAGCCACGGAACCCGTGGTGCCCGAGTCGTACGAGCTCAAGATGCCCGACGGCGTTCAGCTCGACTCGGCAGCCGCCGAGGAGTTCACCGCAATTGCCAAGGAGCTCAAGCTCGACCAGGCCGCGGCGCAAAAGCTGGCTGATATCGGCGCCAAGATGGCGACCCGTCAGGCAGAAGCGCACGCCCAGCTCGTCGAGACCTGGACCGAGCAAGTCAAGACCGACAAAGAAATCGGTGGCGACAAGCTCGATGAAAACCTAGGCGTCGCACGCAAAGCGATCGACACCTTCGGCTCACCTGAGTTGAAGGCGCTGTTGAACAGCACCGGGCTGGGCAACCACCCCGAAGTCGTGAAGCTGGCGTTCAAGGTCGGCAAAGCGATCAGCGAAGACCGTTTCGTGACCGGCAGCCCCAAAGGTGCCGAGACCGACATGGCCAAAAAACTGTTTCCCAACATGAACTGAAAGGCACCTCACCATGGCTACTCTCGCCGCAAACAACCCCACTCTGATGGACGTCTCCAAGCGTCTGGACCCCGATGGCAAAATTGCCTCGATCGTCGAAATCCTGAACGCGTCCAACGACGTGCTGCAGGACATGTCGTTCGTCGAAGGCAACTTGCCCACCGGCCACCGCACCACGATCCGCACCGGTCTGCCCACTCCCACCTGGCGCAAGCTCTACGGCGGCGTGCAGCCCACCAAGTCGACCACCGCGCAGGTGACTGACTCGGCCGGTATGCTCGAGGCCTACGCTGAAGTCGACAAGGCTCTGGCTGACTTGAACGGCAACAGCGCCGCGTTCCGTCTGTCCGAAGACGCCGCCCACATCGAAGGCATGGGCCAGGAAATGGCCTCCACGCTGTTCTACGGCAACGAGGGCTCCGAGCCTGAAGCCTTTACTGGCCTGGCACCGCGCTACAACTCGCTGTCTGCACAGAACGCAGACAACATCATCGACTTCGGTGGTACCGGCTCCGACAACATGTCGATCTGGTTGTGTGTCTGGGGTGCAAACACCGGCCACGGCATCTACCCCAAGGGCTCGATCGGCGGCTTGCAGATGAACGACAAGGGCCAGGTCACCATCGAGAACGTCGATGGCGCTGGCGGCCGCATGGAAGGCTACCGCACCCACTACCGTTGGGACTGCGGCTTGACCATCCGTGACTGGCGCTACTTCGTGCGCATCGCCAACATCGACTTCAGCGTCTTGAACGCTGGCGATGCCGGCGCCGTGACCGCACAGAAAGCGCTGATCACCGCCATGATCAAAGCCACCGAGCGCATCCCCGCGTTGGGCAAGGGCCGTGCCGCGTTCTACGTGCCACGCAACATCCGCGAGAACCTCCGCCTGGGCATCTTGGAGCGCACCTCCAACAACCTGTCGTGGGAAACCGTGGAAGGCAAGCGCGTCATGACGTTCGACGACATCCCCGTCCGTCGCACCGACGCCTTGGTCAACACCGAAACCCGCGTGGTCTAAGTGGAGGAGGGGACCTTGGTCCCCGCCTCGCTTACTGCGAATCCCCATTTGAAAGGACACACATCATGATTCTCGACGAACGCAATGAATTTGCTGATGCCACCGCACTCAGCACCGCCGCAACTGGCTTGGCCCTGGTGGGCGACGTGATCGACTTGGGCACCGACGGCGTCAACGACGTTGAAGGCATGTACCTGGTCGTGACGGTCGACACCGCGGTGACTTCCGCTGGCAGCGCCACCGTGGAGTTCCAGTTGGCCTCCGACGCCCAGGCAGCGATCGCTGTCGACGGCTCTGCCACCGTGCACGCCAAGTCGGCCGCGATCCCCAAAGCCACCTTGGTGGCCGGCTACCAGGCCTTCGTGGTCGCACTGCCCAAGGGTCAGTACGAGCGCTACCTGGGCATCTTGCAGAACGTCGGCACCGCAGCGCTGACCGCCGGCAAGGTCAACGCCTTCCTGACCAACGCTCCTGCGACCTGGAAGTCGTTTGACGCGCCGTTCCAGCTGTAATAGGAGGCCGGCATGAAGGTTACCGCCATCAAGCCGGCCTTCCATAACGGCGCCCGCGTTCGCGTGGGCGACGAGCTGGAAGTGTCCGATGACTTCAAGGCCTCCTGGTTTGTGAAAGCCGAGACCGTTGAAGCGGCCAAGGTCGCGAAGGAGGCCAAGCCCTCGCGTCCGCAGCCTAAAGCGCTGTCGCAAATGGGCAAGGGTGAGGACAAGTCCTTTATCCAGGCCCACAGCGAAAAGGCCGACTTGGCCTGATCGGCGGTCGCTGACTGCACCAAAGGGCACCCCCACAAAGGGTGCCCTTTTTCTTTGCGTGTCCGTGGCCGTGAACGGGCCCCCTACACTCGCTGGCATTGGAGAACCCCCATGGCCTCAGTCGTCCAAATCTGCAAC